ACAGACTAACCAATGGCTTAGTCTTTTATTGACTCCTATGGTTGATGATAAGGTAGGGATTACTGGAAAGTTGCATAGAGATTGGAGTTCCAATCAGGATTTTATAATCTCTTTTTGTACAATGATTAGGCATAAAGTATTTGAACAGATAGGTTATTTTGATTCAATTTTTAATCCTTATTTTGGAGAAGATGTAGATTTTTGTATTAGAGCTAAAGTAGCGGGATGGAAAATTGCTAATGTTTCGGCTATGCCTCTGTACCATAAGTCTCATACGGAAGGAAACCCAACAGCTAAGAATGCTCAAGTTATATCTCAAAAGAGTAATATTTTACGGGAGAGGTACAACTCCAGTTCGTTTGGTAGTAGTAACTCTATTTGGGATATTTCCTTAGCTGCTACAAATCATTATAATAGTGATGAATTGGCTAATGCTTTAGTTGAGTTTATTCCAAAGAAGGATTTAGTGATAGATTTAGGTTGTGGTAATGGGTATTACTGTAATTTCTTGGAAAACCGAGGTTACACCGTCATAGCAGTTGAGGGTACCAAAGATATTGAGAAAGTATCACTCTATAAACCGATATTTCGATGGAACCTCACACAGGACCTCATTCTGCCAGGTTTGCCAGAAGACACTACTGTTCTATCTCTAGAGGTGGCTGAGCATATAGACCCGGCTTTTGAAAATGTGTTTTTTAACAACATTACAAAACATGCTACAAGAGTAATAATGTCTTGGGGTGTTCCAGGTCAAGGTGGTGATGGACATGTTAATGAGAGACCTAATGACTATGTAATAAATAGAATGAGGGAACGAGGATTTCTATTTGATAGAAAGATTACTGAGAAATTACGGTTATCTGTTTTTAATAGTAAACTCTGGTGGTTTAAAAATACTTTGATGGTCTTCGAAAAGGTAAGTGTAACAGTAGTAATTCCCACAAGGGATAGATATTTTACTACGTTACCACAGTGTATATTATCAATCGCTAATCAAACTTATAAGCCAGAGAAAATAATTATCTATGATGATGGAGAGCAAAAAGATTTAAGACAAGAACCTATGTACAGGAATATTTTTTCTCTGTTAGCTGCCAAAGGTATTTATTGGGCAGTAAATTTTGGGGCCAGAAAAGGTCAAGCCTATAGTCATCAAAAATCTATTGAAGATGCTAAGACTACTTGGATATGGCGTATAGATGATGATAACATTGCTGAGCCAGATGTATTAGCAAAACTAGTGAGTAATATTGATTCTGATGTAGGTGCAGTAGGTGGTTTAGTAATAGACCCTAAATCAAATGGATGGAGACCTTCGTTAGCTTCCAACAAAATAGAAGATATCTATTTAGGATTGAATATCCAGTGGTTTAGGCAGGAGAAGAAAGTAGAAGAAGTAGACCACCTATATAGTACATTCATATTTAGGAAGTCTGCAGCAAAAGAAGGTTATGATTTAAGAGCACCTATTCATAGAGAAGAGACAATATTCTCATATCGTATTAAGAGAGCTGGTTGGTGTGTGTTGGTGGATACGTCTGCTATAACTTGGCATTTCAACGAGCAGACAGGTGGTATCCGTGATGATAAGAGAGAAAAGATTCAGGAGTGTGAAAGAGTATTTGCAGAGCATATGAAAGAGTGGGGAATTAAACCTAATGAATATAAATTTATAGTTTTAGATAATGGGTTAGGTGACCACTTAATCTTTAAGAAAGTGTTACCTGAAATAAGAGCAAGGAATAAGGGTAAAAAATTAGTAATGGCAGTTTGCTACCCAGAAGTATTTGAAGATGATAAGGATGTAAAACTGATAAGTATAGGAGAAGCTAAGGGGTTCTTTGGTAAGAACTACGATACATTCAATACTTATAAGTGGATGTGGGATAGAAATTGGAATAAACCGTTAGAGTTAGCATTTGCCGAACAATATAGATAAAGGGGAAGATAAAGATGAAGACAATTATAGTTAGTCCGTTCTCAAAGAAGATGCGTAATGGTGCTACACTTAATCCAAAAGATTATCCTCATTGGAAAGAGGTAATCGGAGGATTAAAGGAGAGTGGTTATAAAGTTATTCAAATAGGTGTAGTAGGGGAAGCGCTTATAGGAGCGGATGAGGTAAGATATAATTTACCACTTAAAGAGTTAGTTAGAATGCTTAAGGAATGTCATACTTGGATTTCAGTTGATAATTTCTTTCAGCACTTAGCTTATATAGAAAAGAAAAAAGGAGTAGTAATATTTGGGCAGTCAGACCCAAACGTATTTGGGCATAAGCAAAATATAAATCTGCTTAAAGATAGAAAGTATTTAAGAGAAAAGCAATTTCAGAATTGGGAAAATGCAGAGTATAGAGGAGACGTATTTGTAGAACCAAACGAAATTATTAACTCAGTTAAAAAGATTTAATGAATGATGGAGGTGTTAAGTGGCTATTAAACGATATGCTGGAGATAGAATAACTTGCTTATCAGGTGATTCAAAACCACTTGATGTAGCTGATGGAGCGTTTCTTATAGAATCTGATACTGGGGCAGTATTCCAGAAATATCTAGGTGTTTGGGTAGAGACTGGAGTAAGTGGGTACTCAGGAGAATCCGGAGCATCAGGTTATTCGGGTTTTGAAGGTACTCAATATCCCTGGAAAGGTATTTGGTCATCTGGCGTCTATTCTCCAAATGACTGTGTTCAGCATAATGGAAACGGGTATGTATGTATATTAGCTACTACTACAGAAGAGCCTGGTATTGATGTAACTTATTGGCAGTTGTTAACTGAAAAAGGTGCTAGCGGATACTCAGGAGCATCAGGCGTAGGTGAATCTGGATACTCAGGAGCATCTGGTATGGGAGAATCTGGCTACTCAGGAGAATCTGGATATTCTGGTGCTCAAGGAGAATCGGGTTATTCTGGTGCAAATGGCGAATCTGGATATTCGGGAATTAATGGTGCAGATGGAACTCAATATCCTTGGAAAGGGATATGGTCATCTGGTGTATATGCAGTTAACGACTGTGTGCAACATAATGGAAATGGTTATGTCTGCATTCAAGTTACTACAACCCAAGAACCTGGAATAGATACTGCTTACTGGGATTTAATGGTTGAAAAAGGCGCATCAGGGTATAGCGGTACTTCAGGTTATAGTGGTGAAGGTACTTCTGGTTACAGTGGCGAGTCAGGTACAAGTGGCTTCAGTGGAGAATCTGGTATCTCAGGAGAATCAGGTTATAGTGGTCAAGATGGCGTAGGTTTTAAGTGGTCTGGGACTTGGAGTAGTGGACAAAACTATTACGCTAATGAATGTGTATCATACGGTGGGAATGTCTATGTTGCAGCCAATGAAAATATAAATAAAGAACCTGATACACACCCTGCTAATTGGGAGCTGATGGTTACACAAGGTGAATCTGGAGTTTCTGGGTATTCTGGTCTTAGGGGTGAACAAGGTGAAAAAGGTGACCAAGGGGATAGTGGATACTCTGGAGAATCTGGTTACAGCGGCACTAGTGGTGCCTCTGGTGCATCAGGAACAAGCGGTTTTTCTGGTACTGGTGGTCCAGGCGATACTGGTGGTACTGGTAGTGCAGGAGACGGCAAGCAATATGTAACTTTAACTATAGGTGGAACAACTTATAAATTATTACACGATGGTACAGTATCATAAATTTAACAAAACAGGAGAAATAAAATGCCAATAATCGGTCCTTTCCCTACATATAAAGCACCAGGAGCATTTAAGTTTAGTGTATTGACTACAGCTCCAAATGAAACGTTTACATTGCCTTTATTAGCTGGGGAGCATTCCTTCTCAGTTGATTGGGGAGATAGTAGCTCTGATATCATTAGAGCGTATGATGCTTCAGAGATTACGCATAACTATGTTTCAGCAGGAACGCATACAATTACTATGTTCGGTAATTGTTTTGGTTTTGCTTTTAATGATGCTGGTGATAAGTTAAAAGTTGTAGAGTTATTAGAGTTTCATAATGATATGGGTTTTACGGTATTGAATTTTCAAGGTTGTGCTAATCTTACAACAATACCTAGTAGTATGAAAAATTTAAAATCTCTAACTACAGCAGAGAATATGTTCTATGATTGTGCTTCTTTGACGGCTATACCTGCGGGAATATTTGATGGCGGTACTAAAATAACTAGCTTCTGGGGAGTATTTCGTGGTTGTTTATTAGTCACATCTATCCCAGCCAATTTATTTGATAAGAATACCTTAGTTATTAATATGGGGGATGTATTTGATAGGATGTTATTATTGACGACTATTCCTGCTGACTTGTTTAAGTATAATACTGAAGTGACTAGTTTCTTATATACTTTCTTTGGCTGTTCAGGTATAACATCTTATCCTGTTGATTTGTTCAAATACAATACCAAAGTTACTGATTTTAGCGGGACATTTGTTAACAATACATATCTATCTGTCTTGCCAGTAGATTTGTTCAGATACAATACAGAGGCACTTTGGTTTTCTGGTTTGTTCACCTCTTGTTCAGCATTGACTACGGTGTCAGCAGATTTATTTAAGTATAATACCAAAGCAACTGCTTTTAATAGTGTATTTTATGAATCTGGATTGACATCTATACCTGCTGAGTTATTTAGATATAATACACTGGCGCAGAGTTTTCAAGCGGCATTTTATAGATGCCAGTCTCTTCAAATCAGTACTGATATATTCTGGGGTGCAGGAGAAAGAGATACAAGATTCTTAAATCAGTCAGTAGATTTCAGAGGATGTTTCTATGAAGACTCATTTTTAGGGGTTCAAGGGGCAGCACCTGATTTATGGAATTGTGATTTCGGTACTGGTACTCCAGCTACAACAGATTGTTTCGGTGGTGCAGGTAATAGTATTGCACGTATGACAAACTATGGGTATGTTCCAGTTGCTTGGGGCGGCACACCGCACACTTCACAATATCCGCCTGTTCAGAGTGAGACTTATGTAAAGGCTACTACTTATATTGCTGGACCAACTCAATATGTGCCGTGGAATGCTACTGACCCAGCAAAATCTTTAGTTGGTGCATCTGTTTACAATGCTTGGGCTTCAGCTACTGGTTCACCGCAAAGATTTCACATTGATTTAGGCTCAGCTAAGATAATAAAAAGAGTTTACTATGAGAATCTCCGTGAAGCTTCGGTGCCTGAACCAGATGGTACAAGTGCTGATGTTAAGAATTTTACTCTATGGGGTTCAAATGATTCAGATGATTTTGCTGATTTAGTTTATGCTAATGATGGAACTTGGACACAATTAACAACTGATGTCTCTGCTTTTGTAAGGCATTCAGCTATAGACCAATCAGAACCGCAGTATGTTGTAGTAACCAATGTTACTGCTTATCAATATTATGCGTTTAAGTTTGCAGATACTTACGGCAATCTCTTGACTTTGGCTGTTAGAAGGATTGAGTTGCAGGATTAGGAGGTAAAATGTTAGAATTACTTAATGCTATCAGCAAGAGATTGGATTCAGTTCAGGAGTTGTTGTCTCTTGGCGAGATTATTAGATTATCAGATACAACCTTGAAGTCAAAAGATGCTATTCTAACTACCATCTTTGACAGAGACGA